GCCAGCGCTGTAGCGGCCTTATAACGAAGGTCCTAACGGCCAGTATATTTTTGAACCTTCTCGGTTAGCTGTCAATTTTACAAATCCGAAGACCTGCCCTTGGCTTATCACAAGGCAATGAACTCCATTTACGGTTTTATTGATGCAATGTGTAATTGGAACAGTCTCTTTGCCATCGCTTCGAACATAAGGTGTGTTGACTGTTTTAACGTCAATAAGGTGCTTGATATCCTCACCTGGCTTCCAAGCAATTAAATCAACAGGCCCAGACGGAGACAGGTTCCTAAACACCTCATAACCCATTGCCATCAACCAAGCTGCTGCTATTAGCTCGCTTTGAGCACCTGTGCGATTGTTCGACATTAAACCACCTCCGTTGGAACTATAGCGCCAATCTGCTCCAGGATCTTGACCGATTCGGCTATATACCAGTCGTAATCGATATCATCGGGGAGCTGTTCGGGCAAAATCATGCACGGCTTTGCCCCATCGGACCGAGGCACCTTGTTCCCGCTCTTGGCGTAGACGAGCTCACCCTGCACGTCCTTCGAGTAATACCAGCGGACAACCTTGCCGACGAACTCTGTCTCACCAGGCAAGCGTGTCAGCTCCTTGGCAAGGTCGTAGGCGACATGCAAATATCTTGCCTCACGCAGTGTCTCGCCCTCGAGAACCCAAGAGTCCTTCGCTATCTCGTAGAACCCTGCCATGCGAACCAAGTCTTCGGGCGTATCGTGCTCAGGCGGCACTTGACCCCATACCTTGACCGCTCCACCGCTAACGCTGCGCACCACGACGAACTTCCGAATATCGTCGCAGGCGCGGATAGTGTGGTCAATAGGTGTTCCATGGATCAAAAACTGTTCCACAGCCTCCACGCAGATAGTCGTGGTCGGGTTCTTGTGAAGCCTCTCTGCAAGGTTCTTCTTGCTCGACCAAGGATTGTTGAAGGCACCCTTGTTCTTCGTTCCGTCGGGGAGCTCGATCCATTGCCCATCCTTCTCGGTTTGCTTGATCGCGATGTAGTTATTGACGTCCCTGCTATAGAGGGCAAGGTAGCGAGTTTCTTCTGTCGGGAACCCTGTATCGAGCTCCCACTGTTTCACAATAGCGTCCATGACGTGCGTCATCGTGCGCGGGCACTTAATGACGACGCCGTCCGTGTTGGCGCTGACCACACGGATGCCAGCTAGCTCCAACCGTTCAATCAGCATGAGCAGGGATAGCTGGCCGGTCACTGTAGTCTGGATCAGGCCATGCGGGGAATAGAGGATCGAATACTTGCTGCCTTGCTTCCCGAACCAACCGTTGATGACAATCTTCAGCGAGTCGGCGATAGGCTTGTTGCCAGCCTTCTTGGCACGGATACGCCTATCCACAATGGAGCGGAAGATTTGCAGCGCCACAGGCCCGAGCGCAGGAGGGAACAGGCCAAGGTTCAAGATAATGAACGGATAGTAGCTAGTGACGTCTATGTCGCGAAGGATATAGTCCTTGTCGGTGTAGTGCGCGGCGGTTGACTCGCTGCTATGCAAGCCGCCGATGCCCATGCGGTAGATGGCACCGTTGATATCAAGCTTGAGGTTCTTCACCTCTTCCGGCATTACGACGTTGCCGTTTAAGTCAACAATGAATCGCGCACGCTGGATGACGTCAAGTGCCCACTGCATGAGCGGGGAGCGGTATTGGATGAACGGAGGCGTCTGGTAGTGGAAGACGGTGCCAGGGTCGACCGTTATCTTCTCCGGCCGGTGCCCCGTCCGCTTCTTGATTTCCGCGGTGATAACAGCTTCGGCAATCTGCGCATCCGACTTGCTGCGCAGGTCAATCTTGTATTCGTTCGAAAGGGTATAGCGTAGATCGACCTGCTCGTTCAAGCATTCCCGGAGGATCTTTGTATTAGCTGTATCGTTGACGCAATACCAGCGAACGATGGCAATCTGCTCAGGCGAAAGCCATGTTGACGGGTGAAACGGAAGGTCTTGCATCTTGTGAGCGTGCAACCGACCCGCATACGTCTTAAGCGAACCGAACAACGGAGCGACTTCAATCAAGTCAATGTGGTCAACCTTTAACGCTTTCGCTTTGAACTGCCGACGGACATCTCCCCCGCGAATCTCCTCTAGGATGATCCGATCCGAAGCTTGCTTGAGCTGAGCGCAGGTGCAACCCGCGACCGCCATCTCGTTGATAGGCAAGTCGTAGTTGATACCGTTGAAGGTAACGAGGGTGAACGATTCGAGCAGCCACTTGAGCTTATTGATGTCGAGCGGGTGGCCCTCATACATCTCGACGTAAGCAACCTTGCCGGTGACGAGGTTTGTAAATACCGACAGGAAGTAATTGCCATAGACCTCGGTATCCTGGAGGAGCTCTTGCCGCTCGCGACGGGCGGTCACCAGCTCCTCGATCGTCATTATCTCGACGGGAAATCGTAGCGCTTCCTCTAGCCCGGGCAGGTAGTCAGGGCGTAACCACACTGGCTCCGGGGGCTGGCGCTTTTCCTTCTCCTTCTTGGGAGGTTTCGGCGGAGGTGTATCGTCCCAAAAGAACCCGACTGCATCGTTACGCATTACATACGCATCCCGATGATTGCGCCGCGCACCTTGTCGCCGAAGAACAGGCAGGGGGAAGGGTATAGGGTGAAGTCCGCGGTAGTCGCTACGTCTTTCAGCAGTCCAAAGATCGACAGGTTGTAGCAACCTTCGAAATCCAAACCGTCAACTTCGTAAGCGCCGCCTGTAAAGTCTTCTAGGTGAGTCCGAAGCGTGCCGTTCTGCATATAGACGCGGCTGCTCCCATCCGCCATCTTTTGCAACGTAGCGAGTCCCGTGAATAGTTCGGGTGGCACCGGCACCGGCTTGCAGGGAGCGTTGAGGATGTCCTGCATCTTCTCAAACGGCCACTCGCCTTCAAGTAGCTGGCTGCGGATCCACCGCCCATCGGTATAGTGAAACGTGATTGAGCGGTCGTGGAGCTGCGCATAAGACGGCGCTTCGTCAACTCGCAGCATCTCGTTAACGCAGAAGCGCGGAATCGTAATCTGGAAAGGGACAGGGGTGCCCAGCCAGTATTCCGCCAAAGAGGCGTTATTCGTTGCGAACGCTGAGTGCCCCTGGAGCAAGATGCCGTTGGCCCACGGTCGGGACGCGTCGTTACCGATAAATGGCTTGAGCACCTTGCACGCTTGGAGGAGCTGTTCGCCATCGAAGTTGACTATATCGCCTTCGGGTAGCGGATGAACCGTGTCCCCTTCTACCGTTTCAACGAACGCCCGAAAGCGACCGCTTTGCACGCGAAGCTTGGCGCCAGCAGTCATGCTGAGCACAATGTCCTCTTCGCATTGCGTGATGGCTTTCACAAGCTGGTCGGCTTTGGGATTGCAGTCGATATCGAATGCAATGGGGCTGCTGATTGCCATCTGCCCGTTGAAACTGCGGACGTGCCCACCTTCAATCCTGAAATGCGTCATTGCGGGAAGAAGGTCCTTCTTCGCCACCGCTCCCTGCACGAACTTTAGGTCTTTGAGCATTATGCTAGTGTCCCGAACAGGTCTTGTTGTTTTTTCTCGAGGTAGTTGTTCCGCCGCCGCTCATCCATGAGCTTGTTGACTGCACCGAACGCCCAAAGATTGAAGGCTGCACGCGACTCGTAGACCTCACCGAGCCGTTCGTAGTTGAAGCCATACTCCTCGAGAAGCTTAAAGACGTAGTCCTTTTCCGGTTCGGACAGGGTCGTGATGTGCTGCCCCCATTCGTGCCGGCTAGGGGATTTGGTTGACACTGCTATGGGCCATGCAGGGTTCGACTTGCTAGCTCCCGGCATGATAACCGTGCCGAACGCTGCGGATTGAATCCACGAAGACGAGTCGCAGCTATACCAATCGAATTCTTCCATCAGCGGAACGGCGGTGATACCGAACCCATGAACCTTTATCTTGGCACGCCCGCTGCCGTCAAGCAGATGGTTCTCCCATACGCGCTCCAGCCAGTTCCTGAGCTGTTGCGTTGTCGCGCCCACCATGCCGCCGAGTGTGATATACTCGTAGTTCGCAACATAGTAATCGAGGTATCGTGAGTCTTCCTCGAAGTGGAAACAGGGGAGCGGCGTCACGCCCCGCGCTTCCATTTCAAGTTGGTTCCGATACGTTTGCAACGGGTCGCCAATGCCGTCCAATACAGACGCCATAAGGATGCCGTCTTCCTTGCGGATGATGTCCTCGTTGCGCTGGATATAATCGCAATAGTCCCGCACCGACAGTTCAACGCCTAGCGTGTATGCGGAGAACGCACCAGAGTCGAGGAAGACCTGGGCGCCGTTAGCCCGCATGTGGTCAACAAAGGATTGCTTGCCGACGTAGTGCCACGACTCGAGGATGTGCGGGAGACCCTCAAGAATCTCCCGCTCCCGCTCGCTCAATTTGACGTAGCGGTTCATCCCCTTCGGGTAGCTGTTTGAATAAACGGCGGCCATGTAGATTTGCATAGCGTTACCCTAGCAGCTGGCCGCTTACCTCGCAAGCGCAAGGAACTCGGATCGAACCGAGGAGTCCTCCTTGAAGAGACCGCGAAGTGCCGACGTGACTGTGTGGTGCCCCTGCTGACAGACGCCTCGCGATTCCATGCACATATGGCGCGCCTTGACCACAATGCCGCAGCCGAGGGGACTCAGGTGCTGCATCAGAGCATCGGCGACTTGCGCTGTCATTCGTTCTTGCACCTGCAAGCGGCGAGCAAACGCATCCAGCAATCGGTTCAGCTTACTCAGGCCGACGATCTTTCCGTTCGGGAGGTAGGCGATCGTTGCAGTTCCGAAGATTGCTGCAAGATGGTGCTCACAATGAGAGTAGAACGGAATGTCCTTCACGACGACCATCTCGTCACAACCTTCGGCACCGTCCTCGAACGTCTTGAGGATAGCACCAATATCAGCACCGTATCCGCTGCACCAGAACTTCCACGCTTTGCTGACTCGCGCAGGGGTTTCATGCAACCCTTCGCGCGTGGGATCGTCACCGGCATATTGCAGTAGGCGGCGCACGTTGTCCTCGATACTGCCGACTGAATCCCCTTCCCACGGCCAGATGATCCAATCGTCACCGTGTTCCCAGGCGCGCTTGTCGACCAGAACATAGAAGGGCTTGCCGGCGAACTCGGGTCGATCGGAGGTCGTCCCGCTGTCAATAAGGTCGTCGATGATAATATCGGCTTCCTGCGGGTTCGCGGTAAAGGTAAAGGTGAGCTCAGTCTCCGCTGCGATAGCGTAGGCGGCAGGAATGCCTCCGCGCGGCACCGCATAGACCTTCACAGCGCGATTCGGCTGGTCCTTGAAGCGAGCTTCGATCTTGAGCGCAGCTTCCTGCGCCAAAACTGCGACCTGATTGTTTGTGTATTGCATCAGCGCGGCCCCGTATAGATGACGCCGTTGGCGCCATGTTCGCGAACTTCGACCTCGGTGAGTGTAACGCGCCCCGATAGTTCCATTTCGTCGAGTAACTGTTCGGCGCGCTTCCACGCCATGGTGGCAAACGCTTCGCAGCCGACTGCTTCGACCACGTTAATTTGCGCAAGCGGAGCGCTATCAAAACGCCCGCGGCCGTCACCGAGCGACAGCAGACGTTCAAGCGCCGGATCGTCTTGGGCGACGAGCAGCTTGTGGTCAAACTGGTCCTCGAGCCACTTTTTGAGGGGCTTCAGCCCGCCGAAGTTGATCACCCATCCGTTCTCGTCCAGTTCGCTAGCAGCAAACGTGAACTTGAAGCTCAACGGATAGCCGTGAAGGAACTGGCAGTGAGATGAGGCACGATGCTGACGAAAGCAAGCGGAAAGGCCACACTCATGGCCGTAGGTCTTTGTGACGAAATGCACAGTTATTTCCCTCCTTCATATTCGATAACTTCGGGTAAATTGTTGATCGCGAATGCGGTGCGGCGCATGAAGCAAGGGCCACAGGTGCCGCAATGCTTCTCTCCCGCGCGATAGCAGCTCCAGGTCAGGTGCAGCGGAGCACCGAGCTTCGTGCCCAGGGCGACAATCTCGTGCTTCATCAGATTACCGACGGGCATGACCACACGCACTCGCTTGCCGTCTCCAACCGCGAATGGGAGCAGGTCGTTGAAGCGCTGGATGAACTCGGGTTCGTTATCGGGATAGGCACCCGCCTCTTCGAGGTTGTTCCCGAGGATCAGCGTGCCGAACCCCTTTGCTTCCGCCATTGCAGTGGCGTGCGATAGCATCATCAGGTTCCTGGCGGGCACCCATTCGTGAGCGAACTCCGCCCCTTCCTCCCCGCCGGCAATCGCGCTGTCCTTCTGGAGCAACGGGGAGTCGGTGTCCTCGTAGATATACATATCGCGTGTCCAGACGCCTACTTTCAGCGCTTCGGCTACAGCCCATATTGCTTTGTCCTCGGGACCCTCCGCGCGACTGCCATAGCGGAAGTGAAGTAGGCTAACCTGATAGCCCTCCGCTTTCGCCCACGCTGCCGCAACGACGCTGTCGAGCCCGCCGCTGCATACCACGAGCGCACGCTTGTTCGGCGGGGGAGCAACGTCGAGCCGGTGCTTGAGGTTTGGTGTGAACATCCAGACGCTATAGGGTTCGAGCATCTGCGGCACTAGCACTTCGGGAAAGTAGTCCCGCGAGCTAGCGAAGAAGACGCCGTTCGTAGCTGCGCCAAACCAGAGCGGCCTGTAGTTGACTGCGGCGAACATGGTATCAGGCAGATCGTCGTGCGTCGCGAGGATTGCATAGCTGCCCTTGAGCTTCTTGATTGCGAACGCGAATTGCTCCTCCGGCGGTGCAGCATCAGGCACGTCAAGCAGCTCAAGTATCTCAGCGATTGCAGCGCTGTCAATTGCGGTATGAAGCTTTCCGGTACGGAGTTCCTTGTCGTTTGCGATCGTGCCGTTGTGAACGATATTCCACTTGCCGCAACGATAGGGCTGCTGGTCCCATTCGTGCTTGTCACGAACAAACTCGGTTGTCGGTTCAGCTCGCATGTTACCGATCATGACCGCACTGTCCAGGACATAATGCTCAAAGAACATCGTGTCGGGCAGCGCTTTATCGCGTTCGACCGTGCGACGTTCGTAGTTCGCCCCTGTATGGTCCTTCGGGGACTCGTGGACATGGTAGCCCCATCCGTCCCGACCGCGCTCGCGGCTCTTTTCGATGATGTGCGCCATTACCTCGTTTGCGCCGGCCGCAGCCATAGGCGATGCGCTCCAAATGAGCGCGCCGAACACTGAGCACATCAAGCAACTCCTACGATTTTGTGGACTTGGATTTGCAGGGTGTAGCCGAACCGGAGGCACGACTGCACGGCGACATTGTAGTTATGACGGTTCCGTGCGACAGCCTCTTCAGGGTTGATGAATGTAGCGTCCATCGGTTGGACATAGACCGGACGGTCCCATCCCTCGGGAGGTCGGGCAGGGTAGGGGCTGGAGGTATGCTCAAGCGCTTGCATGGGCAACCCGTCCTCGAAGCGCACGTTACCCGCTTGCACAACATACTTCAAGGCATGTGCGCGGTGATAGATGTCGGGGTGCAGCTTTCCCGTTTTAGGACTGACAACCAGATAGGTGCCGAACTTGCGGGACAGGTCTTGCGAGGCCCACGGTATTCCGGGATCCGGCTGTAACGTGCCGTTCGATTCGATCTGTATGAAGAACCCGTTCTCGTGGAGGACCCAACATAGGTTTCGAATGTCTTGGCGGAACGGTTCCCCGCCAGTGATGACGACCAGCCCGGACTTGCGAAGTGTGGTCACACTCTCCAGGATTGCCTCAACCGTGTAGCGGGAGCGCCCTGACGTGTAGTCCGTGTCACAGGCAGGGCATTGCAGATTGCATCCTGCCAACCTCACAAAAACGCAAGGCATCCCACAGAAAGGACCCTCGCCTTGGATGGTTTCGAAGATGGAGTGAACGGATAAGGTGCCGTCGGACCGAAGCTCACGCTTCTCGATTGGTTGGATATTTTGCACTTGGCCTCCGGGAGGTAGCTAGGGGCTGCTCCGAAGAACAACCCCTAGCAGGTTTCGGCGGTGATAGGTAGCCGTTAAGCGTTGGCGGATTCCGCCTGCTTCTTCGCAGCGGCTTCGGCCGCCGCAGCGTCCTTGGCTTCCTGCTTGGCCTTCGCAGCGGCTTCGCGCTCGGCGACCTTGCGCGGGTCGTCGATACGGCCGGTGATGCCGTAGAACTTCCGCCAGCGAGCGTATTCGGCGCGGACGTTGGCTTCGTTGAGGTTCTTCTCGCGAGCGATATCCATCGCTTCGCCGATCGACGCCGGAGCACCGTTGCGCTGGCTGACCTCGTCGAAGATTGCCCATGCCTGGCCGCAGAGACCATCGGGCTTCGGCCGGCGAATACCGTTCTGCTCGGGCATCCGGGCAGCTTCGCGAGCAGCCTGCGCTTCGGCCTTCTTCCGCTCACGTTCAGCAGCGGCTTCAGCCTTCTTGCGCTCGCGCTCTTCAGCAGCGGCCTTCTTCTCCGCTTCCTTCTGCGCCTTCTTCTCGGCAGCGACGCGCTCGCGTTCCGCCTTCGCAGCGGCAGCTTCGTCTGCCTTGCGCTGCTTTTCGGCAGCAGCTTCGGCTTCAGCCGCCTTCGCGTCGTTCGACTCGGTGTTCTTCGGTTCCTTGGCCATTTCGATATTCTCCATCAGGGTCCAGTGGGCGGACTTGCTAGCCGTAGCACTCTGCGAACGGCCATGCAAGCCCTAATTTAGGCTAAGCGATTTTTCATCCAGTTCCCAAGTTCATTACTTGAACTTGTTCTTTTAATTCCCTTATCGGTTTCAAGGGCAATCATCATTTTCTTTCGTAGTTCAAGCACGACAGCTTTATCGGTAGGAGACCCGGCTTCCTGCCACATAGCGTCGGCGACCGCCCATATAACGGGGCGCACGCTAGGCATACGCTGTTTCGGCACTGCTGGCCGCTGTGGTGTGTTGGCCGTTGCTACCCTGGCAGGGGTGGCACTGCGCACCTTGCGGCGCTGTGGGGCCCGCTGCGCGGCCTGTTGCGCGGTGATAACGTCGAGGGGTCTGCAATGCTGTGACAGCGGGAAAAGTTCCTCCTGTTTAGCAGGGAGCTTTGCGCCGAGAGCATATCTCCACTGGATACCGTTATGCAAATCGTCTTCGACAACGGCAATTTGCGCTTCAAGCTCAGGCAAGTGAGCGAACGTAGGTTTGAGCTGCGTCTCCACTACTGTGGCTAGCATTTCCCTGACCACAAGATCTTCGGTGCCTGTGATGTCTTCTGTAGTAGTATTGCGATAAAGCATCCGCAACTCAAGCGGAGTCATTTTGCAAAGAAAATACTCGCGGTCGGTGTTCTCGATTGTTACCGAGCGGTCTGGCATCTCAAGCCACGCAAGCGCACTGACGATCTCGTGCTGTTTATGCACGTGAACGAACTCGAGAGTGTCCATATCAATTGAAACAAACATTAGAGGCAGAACCCATGAATTACCTCAGGCGATTCAGTTTCGTCCTTGGGAAGGTTGGCAAGCATAGCGAGCCAGTATTCGAGCGGCATGTTTTCAGCGGTCATAGCGGGATTCGCGTTAATGATAGCATGAAGTGCCTTGCGCTGATCTTCCGAAATAATGATTGTATAGGTTTTCACGTGACTGCTCCTTATTGTGCTTACAGCTTAAACGTAAGTCGGTCTGATTACAAGCGCTATTTAGGCCAGTCACAAAAAAGGGCGCAGCCGAGACCGCGCCCTTTCAAAGTGGCACCTAATGCTATTCAGTAGGCGCGACTGGAGGTTCTTCGACCGGCGGTTCTTCGACCGGATCAGAAGGCGTATTGGCAGCAACTGCCGCCGCCAACGCATCAGTCGTATCCGACAGTTCATTGGCAAGAAGCTGCATTGCGCTGTCTTCTTCAAGATCGTCAGCTTCAATTGCTTCAGCGATCCGTTCGTTGATGCTGTTAAGAACAGCAACCGCAGACGTCGCGACATCCTTCATTTCAGCAACTTCGGCAGTGAGATTTGCAAATCCTTCGGCCATGGTTTTTCTTCCCTTGAGTGAGTGATATACGATTGCGATAGCAAGCGTTAAAAGAGCCAGTTCCATAAACTCTCCTGGCATATAACCTGTCAAACTGCAACAGGCAGTATTTTATACCATGTCAAAAGAATCATCACAATAGCTAACAATAAATTAAAACGGAATATCGTCGTCTAAATCATCATAAACTGTAATTGCTTCTGGAGGGGCAACCCGCGAATTACTTATACCTCTAACTTCAACGTCAGCCATTACATACCCCGGCGCCTCTTCCGTTCCGAAAGCCGTGCCATCAAAACAAAATGCCATAATTTCTGGATAAGGTTTCCGATTCGTCCAGACGCGAATATGTGTCGGCATTTGTGCCTCACGAATTCGATCGATAGCGCTTGCCGTGCTTTCAGGGAATTCAGTTCCTGCTCGCTCGCTCCACCATTTGCGCGCTTTTCGACCTGCCCAATCTGCGTGTTCGGGGCACACGTATTCTGCGATCGATTTGTATCCATAATAATAACTCACCTTCATACTTGGCGGCTTGCCAAGCTTCCTGTGCTCATCAATGGAAATATGATCGACCGCGAATACCGCCGTCTCGGGCATCTCTCCTTTGATAAGATCGTCGCTCGCAGCATCAGCTTTGAACTTAACTTCAAATGTGAATTCGTTATCGCATGGCGCACCGTTTGGAAGGATACCATTGCAGAAGCGCAAGCTTGCATGAACGAAGCATTCGCACTTCGGGCATTCCTTGACGGGAGCTTCTCCCCCGCCCTGACCCTTGCGACGCGGCACCACAGGGTCATTGACAGGCCCGAGTCGGGACGTGTTGCGCGCATAGTCCAGAACAAGGCAGTTCTGTTTATCGCTCGCTGCGATAGCAGCCAACCTCCCGCCAATCTGGCTCAAATCGAACCCCGGCGCATAATCAGGACGGGTGCCACGCCCTAGCATCTGAACCCATAGCACGGACGACGCTGTAGCACGCAGAACAATGATAAGGTCGATGCCGGGATAGTCGAAGCCTGTGGTCAGCACGTTATTATTCACGACGGCTGTTAACTCACCGCGCTTAAAGGCAGCGATCGTTTCGTCCCGCCCTGCGCGCTTGCTATGAACGACCCCTGTCGGGACACCGAACTGGTCAAGCATCTCACCAATGTGATCTGCATGGTCCACGCCCGATGCAAAGATGAGCCAACGCTTTCTGTTCTGCTCCGCTGCGATGTGCATTGCTTCACGCAGAGCAGCTTCGGTGATCTCATCCTTATCGAAAAGCTGCTGCATCTCGCCTTCGATAAACTCGCCGCCGCGGATATGCAAGCCGTCGGTGCTCAACTCGAGCTTCGTCTTCTTAGGCACAAGGGGCAGCAGATACCCTTCAGCAATCAGCCGATTGAACGCATCCATCGTTGTAATGTCAAAGCAGACATCAGTGAACAACGGTGGGATGATGTTCCCCTTGCTGTCTTCGGATGAATCTGTAAGGTGACCGTGCCCGAGCCGCCAGGGTGTAGCAGTGAAGCCGACAACCTTCAGGTAGGGGTTCACCGACTTCAGTCCCGCAAGGAACGCGCGATACATTGTCTGGTCGTTCGGACTGAGCAGGTGCGCTTCGTCAATAAGCACAAGGTCAATGTGCCCGAAGATCATCCACTTTTTCCAGACGGACTGGATACCGGCAAAGGTGATCGGGCAAGTAGCGTTCTTCTCGCCTAGTCCCGCACTATAGATGCCAGCAGGGCAGAACGGCCAAAGCATCATAAGCTTCTCGTAGTTCTGCTGGATAAGCTCCTTCACGTGCGTAAGTAGGATGATTCGTTGCGTCGGGTAAGGGATGAATACCGACTGCAAGAAGCGAGCAATGACCACACTCTTGCCCGTGCCGGTCGGCATCGCGACAAGGGGATTGCCTTGCTCGGCGCGGAAGTAATCCCAAATCGAATTGGTCGCTTCGGTCTGGTAGGGGCGGTCTTGAAAGATCATTAGATGTCTTCGTTCTTATGCCAGTCCGGGCACCCCACTTGCTGCTTCTCTTTGCTCAGCTCCATGTTATGCCGATTGCAGAACCACTTAGCGTCCGCAATGGGCTTGACGAACTGACAGGTGCGGCAGTTGACAGCGGGAGCCGCATTCAGATGGCAGACTGGCTTGTCGTCACAGAAGCGGCACTTGAAGAATCCTGGGCTCGGATTGATTTTTGGCGGAGGAACGTCCATCCAGACCAGCTTCTCACCCCGATCGAGGAACTGATCCGCAAGCTCGGCGTTAAGCGTAATAATTTCCATATACTGGTCGTCAGTGTTTTTGCAGACTGCGACGTATAGCGCGACGGGATAGCCCATCTTGCGCATGTAAAGTTGCATCTGAATATAGTGCTCGGGCTTACACGCTTTCACCCCTTTGCCGGTGAACGAACCCTTCCCGAGGACATAGTTACGCCAATCCGGCAGCTTCCCGGCCATTTCGATGAAATACTTTTCGCTGTGCGTCTTGAACTCAAGTAAGCATACCTGCTCCGGAATATCAGGAATGCCAAGCGCTAACCCGTCCCCTGACCCGCCAGCGTGCCCCTCAGCCCATGAGATACGGAATTGCTTGCCGTGCTCGTCCTGTTGCCAGACCTGCGCACCGATCATCAGAAGTTGCGCTATGACACGCCCTTCCTCGAGGTGCCCCCGGTTGAACAAGCGCAACAAACGACCGTCGAACTTAGGCTTTGTTGTCCACCTGAAATTATACCAGATGCGACGAGCGCATTCCTCACCCATGAGCGAAGCGCCCATATGGCTCCGGAAGCTTTCTTCCTCGCTGCGATATGCGTCGCCGATGTGTGGTAACACACGACCTAGCCACCCGCGGAACGCTGCGCCCTGATCAGCTGCTATCATGCTATCGATCAGACGCATGGTCTTAATCGCGTGCGTTAGGTGTCCCACTTAAATCTCCGGCTGCTGGTAGAGAGGTGGATCAGCGGGTGCCGCCCATGGTGAACTGTCCCACCCCTCAACTAGCAGCCGGACCCGAAGGCCCGGCTGTGTCGTTTACTGAGCGGCCTGCCCCTGATTGGCCCAGGGCGGATTGGCTCCCTGGGCCTGAGCAGCGGCGGCAGCATTCGGGTCGGGCTGACCCTGCGGCTGCTGTGCCTGACCCTGCGGCTGACCCTGCGGAGCTGCCCCACCATTCCACGGCTGCTGCTGAGCGTCACCCTGCGGCTGCTGTTGCGGCTGCTGGTTCTGCTGCGGAGGCTGACCCTGGAAGGGATTGCTCTGGTCCTGCTGCGGAGGCGGAGCATTGTTCAGCGGAGGGTTCTGCCACGGCTGCTGTCCGCCCGGATTCTGCTGCGGCTGCTGCGGCTGCTGCGACTGGTCCGGCTGCTGCTGAGGTTGCTGCTGGAACGGTTGCGTCTGCTGCTGCGGAGGGTTCTGCTGAGGCTGGAACTGCTGCTGCGGCTGCTGATTGGGCTGTTGGAAGCCCTGTTGAGGCTGCTGCTGGAAGCCCTGGGCCGGCGGAGTGAAACCCTGCTGCGGAACGCCACCGGCAGCATTGCCGGAACCGACGGTTTCGACCTGCTCGTTGATGTTCTTGTAGGAGATGATGTCGTTCTGGTCTTCGTAGTTGTCATCACCCTTGCGGATCTTCACCTTCACCTTCAACGGCAGACCGTGAAGCTGCTGGCTGTCCTGGATGTGCAGGACACCGACCGCGTGGCCGATCGCCGACAGCTGACGGAGAGCGATCTCCTGCGCTTGGGCGTTGGCGTTGCGGATGTTCAGACGCGCGAACAGCTTGCGACCGCGATACTGGCCGTCGAGGATGTTGAACCGAGCCTGAAGGTAGGTGCCCGCACCATCCTTCGTCGGCTTGAGGTCCGACTCGTCCATCGCGACGTTATACCAGCCAGCGGGGACAGTATCGAAGCCGGTATCCGGCTCGACCTGAGTGGCGTCGAAGTTCAGTTGTGCCATGGTATTCTATACTCCGTTGTGGCGGCGATCAACCGCCGAGGATTTTCGCGAAAACAGCGCTTAAGATTGGAGTTTCGACAGGTGCCAGCGCCCCGCTCCTGTCCTTCGCTTGGAACTGCAAATCCGGTTGAGTTTGCAGAAAGCGATATTTCTCGTTTTGGGGCGTTTGACCGATCCCAAGACGAAAAACTTCGTCGAAGAAATATGGCAGCTTATTGGCAAGCTTAGCGCCCGGCATGGACGGACCATATTTCACAACGCCAGTGAGTTCATCCTTCGACGGCTCCATCTTGGCGCTGATAACAACATTCCGATTCGGCAGGTCGCGGAACAAGCGCACGACCGACTCCATCTTTTCGATAAGCTCACCGTATGCCTGGCGCGGGTCCTTGACCTGCCGCTTGGCATTGTTGAGCACGACCTCGCCGATCTCGCTGATGCTATCCAAACAGATAGTCTGGAACTGCCCCGCTTGCGGGGAGGTAGCGCACCAGTTATAGGCGTCCGTGAGGTCTTCGACGGTGCGGATCTCAATCATCGGCATGTTATAGCAGATGTGAGGATTGCCGGCACCGTAGAGTCGCTCGAGGTTCTGCTGCCGAAGGGACAGCGCACCGGACTCGGCACTGATGAGCAGGGGATTTGGCGCTGTGGCCATCAGGACCGTCTTGCCGACGCCCGCATCCCCATAGACGAGCACCTTCACGCCAGACATACTGGACGCGTCCTGTGCAGTTGTGAAGTTAAGCGCCACCCCGATCTCCTTGTCAATTGCGGTTGCATAGCCTAGCGGCCTTTGCTGCGAGAAGCAAGATTAAACACTAAGAAATGTCACTCGCATCACGAAAGCTTTGCCAGGTCGGGAATCGCGGTTTGTCCTTGATCCCCTTTGGAAAGAACTTTGCTTTAGGGATGAGCTCCATAAATTCGGCTTGGTTCTGGAAATAATGCCGACGCTGATCATGGTTGAGGCACCCTGCGCCAACGCGGACCTCCTGCCCGTCTTCAAACAGCACGTCGCCAGTAATGGGGTCTTTGACCACACCTAGCACCGTGCCGAGCATTGCGCCCACCATCCCGTTCGGCACCTTGTTCTCTTGGTGGCTGCTACGGAACGTCTGGCCGAGCTCGTTGATCTGCGCTTCGTTCTCATTAGCATCGCCTTCGATAATGGTATGCACGCGGAATTCGAAGTCAACGAACCTCTTGATCCGCTGCAACCCGCCCTCTGTCGGCGTGCTGCGCCCTTGCTTATGCTTGGCGCCGAGCCCCCGTAGGATGACACCTTCGAACCCGAGCACGAGCAGTTCGTTCTCATATTCGAGAAGCTGGTCCATGTTGGCGACGATCTTGTAGGGCATCAGGCGCAGGTGAGGAAACAGGTGCGGAACCTCCAGCCTTAGCTCCTCGAACCTCCGCGGGAGCAGTTCGTCGAAACGGTGAAGGTAGGGCTTGTCCTTCGTTTCAGGGGTGACGTAGTCGAACAGCCACCACAGTAGCCACGGCATCCCCTTGATCGTCCCTACCAAGCTGCTCGTGATGCGGCAGAGGTCGGGATGGTTCTCCCGCTCACCTGCTAGCTCACCGTCCAGCCCCGCCAAGGAACTGTGCCCAAAGAATTGTGTCGTATGGACGTTCTTGAATTTCTTCAAGCTGCGTCCAGTGAAGGCCCCTGTCGTGTGCAGCGCACGGACGCCGTCGATCTTCGGCTGCGCCATCACAGGGAACTTGAGCTTCGCTTCGACATAGTCGCTCGCTAGCATAGGTTTCATGGAGTCTCTTCCTTCAATTCCTTACAGACCCGCTCAAGATCTGCACGCCGAATAAGACCGGCCTTGGTGAACGGTTTCGTATCCATGAGGATGTCATCCGCTGCCGCTTCATAGGCCTCCGCTTTGTTGCAGACTTCCTTCTCCGGCTGGTAAGACTTGCAGTCGTGCAGATGAAGAATGACCGCTTCTGCATTGCACTCCTCGCACTTTGCTACGACTCCGCTGAACAGCTCCCCGTTCGACAAGTCGTCGAGGAAGTCCGCCATAACTGATGCCGGGACTCCGTCTTGCGCAAGGACGGCAATACGGTAGCCCCGATACCAGATTTCATCCGCAATGACGTCAGTCACCGAAGAACGCTTCCGATGTGTTAGGGAAGTGATTTTCCAGCTCATCCCGACATGCTTCAGCAATGAACCGATGCTCAGCTTGAACCCCTTCGGCAGTTCGCTCCTTGATGTAGTGGAGCCACGTGCGAACCGAGAAGTGCAGATACATCACGGTCGGGACCAACCCTTCCGGCAGCACCGTGCGAGCCACTTCCTTGGCGACACCCCGACCGAGCCAGAACTTGTAGTCGCGCTCGTCCTGCTCCGCTTTGGACTTGACATAGGCATCCCACTCAGCTGCGATCGCGTGCTCCTCAGCTGTCTCCGGCAAACGGGACAGCTGGCGGTTCGTCGGATGCTGAAAGCGGCACTGGCGCGTCCGCAGGAGCATCTCATACTCCGCATAACGCCCACTGAACTCCTGGAACCCGATCGCCGATAGATGCCTGAGCACCTGCCGGCCGACGTCTCTGGTTGTGGTCACCTCGAGACACATACTGGCCATCTGGAAAGGCGACCAGTGATTGTGAGTGATGAGGTAACGGATCAGGCGGGAAGCATCTGCGTCGCGATTGCCAGGGTTACTCACCCTGGCAATGTCTGCGATCAGCTTGTCCCCGTCAGGCGTGCTATGCACGAACTTGACAGAATGGTTTTCCATCAGCTTTGCGCTCCGCCTTCCGGCGCCGACGGGGGCGGGGGCGGCGGGCTGAGCGAAGCGGTCGTCTGCTCGAACAGCTTGCGCGCTTCGGACCCCTCAGGCAGCGAATCGCGGAACGAGTTCACCAGCGACTCGCGCTGCTTCGTCCGTTCGATTTCGAGCATGGAGTCGCTGAAACGCTTCTCCTTGTTGACGAGATCGTTGTATTCGTGCAGATCGACTTTGCCGACCGCCCACTTATAGGTGAAGTCGGCGTCAGGATCGATATCGGGCGCAGTGTCGACCTTGACCACAGTGACGATCCGCAGCTGATTGTTCGTGTTCAGCACGACCAGCGCATCGCCAGCTTCGACGTTCCAGGTCTTCGGCACTTTGTAGATATACCGCTGGCCAGGCGCATCTTCGTTGGCAAAGCGCATCCGCAGGGTCATTGCTTCGGCTTCGGGGCTCCCACGATCCAGCCGATGCAGTGCAGATTGGCGAGCGCGATCACGCGATGCTACGCCTGGGTAGTCGATGCTTTCGACCTTCATATCGTAGCGGCCGGGCGGCAGATCGTCGACCGTGTTGTCGAACGTAACGTGGACAGTCGTGAACGAATTGTCCAACAGCGAGAACATATGCTTATGCTTCATGACTTCTACTCCTTAGAGTTCGCCAAACGCTGGCGGGCCAACCTCATTCCTTTCTTAGCACGCGCATCACAGAGGTTGTTTGTGACGTAACGTGCTTCGGGACGCGACGTGTGCCCCTTGACATGCTTGAAGGTGAACGTAAAGCCCACCTTCCTCTTGAGGTCGAAGAACGCACTCTTAGCACGCTTCTCGTCCTTTGTCAGGCGGTTGCGCGTCGACATAAACGCGTCAATGGCCCCCTGGCAATCTGTCTGGAGCAGGATGTGATCCCCCTCCTGAACTAATTCCCCCTTCACTGAGATATGAACCGCGTTAACGATTGCTATCATTTCCGCTGCACTGGAGCTGTCAACCTTCTCTTTGACCTCTCCACCTCCACCGCGCTTCCCACGCTCGCAGGCAGTCCACCAGCCGTATCCGGCAGCGCCTGACTGCGTGCAATGGGACGCGTCGGCAATGATTGTGACCCTCATTGCGGAGTCTTGGGGATCTTGATCTCCATCTGCGGGGAACCCGGCTTGATGATCAAGCAGCGATCGAACACCAGCTTCTCGTCGGCAGTGAGCTTGTTATACTCCGCCTTGTTGAGCTCGGGCTTCCACCGAATGAGCTTGGTGAGGTCCAGTTGCGGCAGATTGGAACCCTCGGCGAACATTGCCTCCTTGAGTCCCTCAAGCTGCTGCTCATCAACCGTGCGGTTGATAACGTGATCCGCTTGGAGGATCGCGCCGGTGCCGTCGTTCAACGGAACCTTGTTTTCCTTCGAGCCCTCGGTCGGGTTCGGGAAGTAGTGCTTGAAGATGCGCGAGCGAAGCATTGCTTCTTCGCCCTTCAGCTTAGCGAGCTGAGCTTTCTTCTTGAACCACGTTACGAGGTCCTGCGGCGTAACAGCTACCTCTTCAGATATATCTACCATTTGACTGCTCCTTTGCTTGCATTGTGCAACCCATAATAGGCGCACAGGCGCACAATGCAAGCGAAAAGTTCACTTCCGAATTATTCCTCGGGGGTCTCGAGTCCTGAGGTCGGAATCGGCTGCTTGACAGGGGTGCCGACGGGCGGCTCCTTCCCAAAGTAGCTACGCTCAGGCTCTTTGTCAGCACGAAGCTGAGCAGCCTTGTCGGTGTATTGCAGACCCTCATAGCGCTTGCTCAGCTTGGCGATGTTAGCCCGCAGCGCATCCTGCCGTTCGAAACCGAACATATAGCCCAACGTCATCAGGAACTTGCTGAGCTCGGTCAACTGCACCGTCAGAAGCTTGGCGTCGAGCTCCTTATTGTAGATAGCAGCCTTCTTGACCGTGTCGAGCACCTGCGAACCGCGGACCGCAACAATGATAGCATAGCCCACCATCACGTCGGGACCGATATGTTGATTGCGAGCGAAGGTTGCAATCGCATCCCAGTCGAGCTCAATGCCTGTGCGCTGCACGAGTTGCTCGATGTAGAAATATAGGTCTCCGCTTTCCTCGAGCAAATTCTCCTTGCCGGCTTCGAAGACGTTGTCGCCCCGGAAATCCTGCGTAATCATGATACCTTCGAGCAGCTCGCCCGCCTCACCAGCGACACCCGTCGCACCGTGCCAGAGGTCGGTAGTGTGGTCGGATAGCGTCTCGATAATGCTGCGCGGGTTCTTGACCAGCGCTGCCACGAGCTGAGGATGCGTTACGTCCATGCTTTGTCTCCTAGTTGAGTGGCCTACTGTATAGCGATGGCCACAGTATCGCAAGCGTGCAGTTCTAATCGCGGTCCGTTGCCATTGCCTCGTAGTCAGGCAGTTTAATCACGCGGAACGCCTTACCGTGATAGCTGAACATATCGACCAGCTTGTCTCCCTTAACCTCCATAATGTATCCAGAGTTGACAAGGTTCATCAGCGTCTCTTCCAGCGCTTTGTTGGCGCCGAACTTATGTTTGTAGAACGCTGATGCGCGAGCCGTGCGCTGCTGGAGGTATGGACGCGGGACGATGCCAGCTTCGCGCATACCATCCGGAATCTTGTAGCTCTTCGGAATGGGCTTGGTGAGGTAGTCTTGAATGACTGCAACCGCCTTGCGTTCACGGGACTGGTCGTTAAGCCCAACGTCACCGCTGCTGATGCGCTTACGCATAATCTCAATGTCCGCCATAATGAGCTTGATGGCCCAGTCTGCGTGATGCTGTTGAATGATCGGGTGCATGTAGTTATCGCCCACCGCTAGGATGGCTGCGACACGCAAGACCTTCAATGTCGCACGGTTCCACATCTGGCGTCGAGACTCATCCTGAGTGCCGCGAATCATGTCCGCCGCCTTGTAGCTGAACGCCGATAGCGTCTTAGCTGCTTCCTCTGTGCGTCCAACTGGCTGAGCGGTGCCGTTCCCTATGTTAGCATCCGCCTGAAAGGCCATCCCGCATAGGTAGCGCGTAAGAGCGCTGTCGGGATACTCAATCATGTTCGTGTTCTCTTCAGGCCGGTCCCCGTCATACTGAATGACAAGGAAGCGCGAAAGGAACCCGTCTTCCATCATAGACTCGGTTAAGCTGTCATAGAATGTCTGCGGCGTGCTCTCACCGACCATGCTGTAGGCAACGGACTGGAGCGCCTCGATGTTGTTCTCTGTGGAACTGTAGCCGATACCGCCAACGATGGACATAGGAGCTGACTTTTGATACAGGTTCGTCATTTGCGTCCGTAGTGTGGTCATCGGACCCTCACGGTCGTCCTCCATGGCGATGCGCTTCATACGGCGCCCCCACTCACCGGACACATTAACAAAGGACGTATTCTGCGCGCACGCCTTGATTAGTGCAGGACCGGACGCATACTCGGTAAAGTCCACGAAGTTGCCGAACTGCGGAAACTCACGAATGCACGAGCTGACGACAGTTGAGATGCCGGTGTGCAGCGCCTCCTTGCCGATAGCGCTGCGAGCCACAAGAACGATATACAGATTCAAACCTGACTTCGGAATGTGCCATGCTTTGCCTGTGATGCCTGCCATCAGGCCGAGCGCTGCTGTGACTGCGACCTCCTTGATCGGAAGGAAGCTGTTGTTATAGATGAACTGCGACAGCGCGCCTACGAACCCTGGAGGCCAGGGTAGCCCATCCGAACCCGCTTGGCGTGCTGAGTCGGTGACGGGAGCCATTTGTGCCAGTGCAGCCTCTGGCGGCGGCGCAGTCACCACAGGCTCGCCTGTGCCGAGCACCTGTAGCGGAGAAACCGTGCGAGGGGTAACAGCACCGAAAGCCCCTGCCACCTGCTGTGCCGGCGGCACGCCGCCCTGTAGCGCTTGAATGCCTTCCTGCGCAAGCTGACGCATATTGTCCGCAGCTTGCAGAATACCGCTCAACTCAACGCTGCGCTCGCGCTCCTGCCTTTCGCGAATAGTCTTGAGGGTATTGTTAAGGTAGGCGTCGTTCTTGGTAGCTTTCTCGCGCTTCCCTAGACCCGACTCGCGGAACAACCTGCGGCACTGCTCGTTCGATTCACTGTAGAAGGTGAACATGGACATGAGCGCCAAGTCTGCTTCGGATTGGGAGGGGAAGTTGAATTCCTCTTCGCGCCACAGCCCCTTCCACAGCTTGCTGAACTTCTCTCCGTTCGCAGCGCTCACTGCAACCTGAAGGATATACCAGTCATCTGCCTCCTCGGGTAGCTCCTCCAACTCCACCTGCTTCTGTAGCGGGCGCATTTGGTGGATCATATTCGTTAGGAGGTATTCCCGGTCGGCTACTGGCTTCGGGACATAGACGTCGCCCGTTGAGATGATGAAGCGCTCTTGCGAGTAGATTTCGATGCCGTCCCTGCGGAAACCTCTACCGATATTTCCGCGGACCCAAATGTGGAGCCCTTTGCCGGACTTGGAGCGCTCCGTGTAGGAGTCAAAGCGCTCGACAATAGATACATACCTTTGGAAGTCATCTGCTGTGGTCCACTTCTCGGGATTGTTGGGAGTCGTCTCCGCGTCCTTGACGTCCAGGTCAATGCAGGTGAACGGGTCTCCTTGATTGAGGATATACCCGACGTCCAAACCTGTCTGCCGAACCGTAACGCCTTCCGCTGTGACGTGTGTGGTCACTGTTTCCCTGTTTGACCACGCTACAGCGCACGCATCCTCGAAGGTCATCCAGGACGAAGGTTCTGTTACCTTGACAAGACGTAGCCCACCCTGCGGACCGACCGTCATAGGCGCTTTGCTAGCACCCGCGATGGCCCACTGTGGACGTTCTCTCATTTCCTCGGGTAGGTTGCCCCATCGTTGAGCGCGAATCACAACCCTTTCCTCGATGCGATAGCTTTGGCCCACTCTTCCATCATGGGTTCAGCTTCGGCTCGCAGCCATAAGAGGATATGCGTGCCACCGTCGGCACGCCGGATTACGATAGCTTCAGGAAGCTTGCCGGCGCGGGCACCGTTAAAGATGGTGCTTCGGTTAACGTCTAGTCGCTGGCATATTTCTGTGGAACTAATGTAGGTTTCGTCAAAAGCTTGCTGCAACGACACGACCGCCCCATCCCTTGTCAAGAAGACCAGCCCGTATCACCATCGCGGCGGTGAAAGAGGGGCTGGCCGTATCACGCACAGCATAAGCGGCTGGCA